GCTTGACTCTGCGATGCGACAGCTTTGAATGCCTCAAGCCCCGCAACCGCCTCCGCCTGAGCGCTCTGCGCATTCGCAGCTGCGCCCTGAAAGGCATCCCACAGGTTGCGGAGCCCAAGGAGCATCGCTTACACCGGCCAGTCAATCTCGACGTACGCCCAGCCCGCATTCACGATCCAAGTCGTGCCTGCGCCGGTGCCCGCCATGAGCGCGAGGAGAAAGCCCGGTGGCACGATGATCGCCCCGCCGACATCCTCGCCGACAGGCTGCGGCGCAGCTGCCACTGCGACCGCGCTTGCGCCACCGACCAGATCCAGCTCATTGCCGACCACCGGGAGCATGCCCGTCAGCGCGACGTTGTTGAACGGTCGCATGACGGAGCCCTGCGGCGATGCCGCAGCGGAGAGCTGGGAGGAGAAAATGCTGCCACCCGGCGTGGTCGGGGCGGTGGTCGTCTGGATCGCGTTCAGCACAGCCTGCCCGCCTGCGGGTGTGCCTGACACCGTTGTGAACGCCACGCGCGTGAGGAGCGCCGCCTTGTTACTCCCGATCGGGTTGTGGAGCCCCAGCACCGGTGTCGCGGTCGCTGCCGCGATCGGCGTGTTGTGAGTCGCAGCGACAGTCACTGCTTTGACCATCGATCGGAATGAGCGGTTGCGGAGCGCGGCGAGCCAGTTGCGCCCGAACAGCTCGTCAACGATCAGCTGCGCGTACGGGCCGAGCCGGAGCTGTTCGTCAGCCCCGATCGTTGCCCGGACCTCGCCTACTCGCCCTTCGATTTGAACACCCATGTCCCTACCTCAGCTTCAGACCCGCAAGGGCCAGTTCGAGCATCTCCCGGATCGCCCGGACATCTGCCGCTACTTCCTCAGGCCACGACGGCGGATGCCACAGTGTCCCGTCTGGCTCTGCGATCGCGATGACCTGCATCTTTACGGTTGTCTCGACGTTGTCGATGACAGTCGTGACGTTGAGGGTTCGGATCTCCGGCCCGGTGCCCTCTGCGAGCAGCTGGACGGATGACTCGGTCACTTGGTCACGGTGTGCGTGAAGCTCGTCACGTCCGTCTGCGCATTGATTTGGAGCGCGACTGAGTTGAGGATCAGATCCGCCGCGGCTGTCCCGACTGAGCCATCCATGACCGGGGTTGTGCCGTCGCTCTTCAGCGCTCGGTACCACGATGCGGTCCCGGTTGCGTTGTTCGCGGTGTCGGAGGTGAGCGCGCTCATCGTCAGCACACCAGCCACTGCTGCGCCGGAAGCCGGGTTTGCGAAGCGCAGCTCAGCGAGCAGCACCTGCCCACCGATCGCGGTGTCTGCGGTCGCAGGCTGCGAGCCATCGTAGATCCGCAGATAGCCATTGTCGAGCAGGTCGGAGAGCGCATCAGCCTCTGCGTTGACCGCCGCGTTCGCCATCTTCAGGTTGTTGGCCACTTTACGCCTCCGTCACTGCTACGATCTGACCGGCTGCGTTGCGCTCCACCTTTTTGGTCTTGGGCGCGCTCGGCGGCTGGGTGAGCATGATCTTGAATGCCTCTGGCGGGACGGCGAGCTGCGGTGCAGCGGGCGGAGGCACTCCCTGCCCCGGCTCGCTCGGGTTCGTCTGCCCGCCCCGGTTGAACTGCGCAGCCATGACCGCTGCGTTCGCGATGTCATCTGCCATCTTCATCTGCTTGATCGCATCGACGTCAATGCCCTCGATCCGGCTCCAGAGGTACTCATCGGGGATGCCGAGCGCCTTCATGAGCCCGAGCGTTTGCAGGTGCTCCAGCTCGTTGAAGGTGCGAGGATCGGTCCAGACCACGTTGATTGAGCAGCTCCGCGCCTTCGCCAGATCGACCGGCGGCTGCTCCTCATCCGCGGTTCCGCCGAAGGTCAGCGCGACCAGTACGCTCATGCGCAGAGCTTCGGTCCACTGATTGCCGAGGAACGGCTGCCGCCCCTTCACCTTCGACACCAGCCCGCTCTCGGCGGTGTGCATGGCCTCACCGCTCGGCGCACCGCCGGTCAGTTCGAGCATGTACCGTGGTGTCCGGGAGATCGTTGAGGCTCGGGTGATCGTGCTCTCGATTGACTTCAGCGGTCCAGTCGGATCAGCAGGATCGAACTGGCCGAACTGAGCGGTGTTCGTGTCGCTCCCAGTTGACCAGATCTCGCCCGGCGCGCTCTTGAGGTTCTCCGTGCTCTCAACACCGATCGCGTACCGCTGCGGTGCGCCCATGGTGTCGAGGATCGCGCTCAGGTCCAGCAGCTCTTTGTTGAGCCGGTTCTGGATCGGGATGACAATGAGGTGCTCCGCCACACCGTAGCCCGAGTCATCGGGACGGTTCGCGAGGTGGAACACGGGAATGCCCAGAGGCTTGCCGTCGTTGCCGACCCACGGGGTTGGCCACTGGGTATCGCCGTCATCAACCCACTCGATCCAGCCACCCTCGCTCTTGGAGGCGTTGTCATGCAGCCGCATCCACTTCTCGATGCGATCAGGGAAATACAGGTTCATGCGGCAGACCTTGCGGCCTTCCGGGTTCGTTGGGCTCTGATCGTCCGTGTACCATTTCTTGACCGCGAGCCGCTTGATGCCGTTGGCGTAGATGACCCGGATCTGGTCGGGCAGCTGACGCACGATCCGCGGGCGCAGTCGCTCGGTGTCGTAGTCCACAATCACGAACGCATCGCCACGCCGTCCGACATCATTGTGGACTGTGATCATGCGCTCATCGCCGTTGTTGCCATCCCAGACCCGGTTCCAGAGCCAGTCCGCAAGGTCCATCGGCTTGGGTGGCTTCGGTTCGAGCGGGTTGAGCGGGTTCTCCGGTGGCGCAGGCTCATCCTCTGAGGTTGTCACCCCCGTGATGACAAGCCGCTCCACGAATGAGTCGGCGACAATCTGGCAGATGTTCTCGACGTAGCGCACCTTGCCGTTGAGCTCAAGGTACTGCTTCATGCGATCCGTCAGCCGGGTGTCCTGATCGCCGGAGTAGTACTCATCAGCGAGCTTGTACGCATCGAGCCGTTTGTTGCCCATGTCGGAGAGCTTGTCCAGCTCATCCTGACTGACCCGCTGGCCCCGATCGCCGAGCCGCGCGGTCAGGATCTCATCAATGGCCGCGAGGTACTCGTCAGGCACGATAGATGCCTCGTGGCAGCGCTGTCAGTGAGCCGTTGGTATCCGGGCTGACCGCATTCGCGATCGAGTACCCCGCGGTGTTGGCTCGTCCGTACGTCACGGACAGATCGTGGACCACGCAAGGAATGGTCCGCGGGATGCGGAGCCCCTGTGCATCATACGCGCACGTGCAGCCTCCGCTGACGATTGTTCCGCCGAGATCGACTCGCGGTGCGGTTGCAGGCTGCCAGATCGGCGGGCACTTGTGCTCCTCGCCGCGCCACCACGTCCCGCAGTCCGGGCACTTCAGTGGCTCGTTCACTTCTTTGCCTGAGCGTTCGAGATCATCGCCGCCCGTTTCTTGGTCATGCCCTTGCGCTTCAGCGCCTCATACACATTCGGGAGCTTGATGCTCGGCCCCGGTGACTTCCCGCCCGGCATCGGAGCTACGCCTTGGGCCGGAACGGGTTGGGCAGTGAGATCCCGCCTGCGAAGAATGAGTAGAGCCCGACAAGGACACCGATGATCCAGCCCCACTCAACAAGGATCTTGCCAAAGAACACGATGATGTCGATTTTCAGCATGATAAGGATCGGCCCCAGCACGATCGCGAGCAGGAAGCCGACAACAGCTGCGAGTACAACCGCAGCACCGATCCGGGAGATCATTCGTCCTCCTTGTTGAAGTACGTGAGCCCTGCCATGAACGCCATCCCTGCGAGGAACGCCAGAACTGCGCCGAGCGCAGCCAGATCGATCGATATCAAGCGAGCCGCCGCATGCGATCATCTACCTTCTTGTCGATGTACCGCTCACCGCGGAGGACCAGATCGCCCTTGCGGATGATCGCCTGCGCGCTCTCGCCGAGATAGTTGCGGGACTTCGCTTCCGCTGGGCGGAACAACATGAGCGTCAGCCCGCTTGCCGCATCCACGTAGTCATCGTGCCCATCCTTGCGTTCATCGCCCGTGAATGCGCTCAGCTCCTCCACGAACGGCCCGATCCAAGGTCCGCGGACAAGAATGACATCGCCGCGTTCCGCCATTGACGCAAGGAGCGAAGCTCGGGTTGCCTTGTCGCCGGTGGGCCGATCGCCCTTCACAACGTAGCCGGTCAGGACGCGGCGTGCGTAGTTCGCCACCTGCGCCTTGCCGGACTGGCCCGGCTCCTGCTCAATGTACAGTGGGTAGTTGCCGGGCGGATCGACCGGGTTGACTCGATGTACAACCTCGCGGACAAGCTCCTCCACATTCGCATCACTGAGAGCAGCGCGGACACCTCCCTCAATGACCAGCTTGCCGTCCGGTGTCATGCCACCCCAGACACCTGCGGTGCGGTCGGGATCGTTGGGTGGAACTTCGGTCTGCTCGGTCCCGGCGAGATCGAAGTAGATCGCCCGCTTGACCAGCTTCGGCGCGACATCGACAAGGTTGCGGGTCAGCCACTCACGCTTGAACTTCGAGCCCGGCGCCACTGCGGTCCAG